GACGGCTCGGGGTAAAGGGGGGGTATCAAACGTGTTCCACGGCTTCATCCGGGCTAGCGCCCGGGCTGGTACGTCCGGCGAGGGCCGGTTGTTAAGTTTCCGTAACGAGGTGTCACGGGGGACAGTACGCATCAAGGGGGGGCGTACTGTCCGGGGAGCGAACACAGGATGGTCTAGCGTTGGCACGCGTGTTCGGAGGTAGAGGATAGGCTCTGGGAGACTCGCTAGGAGCCTCCGAGAGGGGGTAGTGGGGGGGGAGTAGCTCCCCCCCCGGTAACGGCTCGGAGAATCGCGCTGGCGGCGTTCCCGAGCATGACGGCTTCTGCGAGACATAATTCACTCGACAGGCTGAGGGGCCGAGGCCGGCGCCGAGGGTGTCGGCGCCGGTTGTTTCACGAGTTTTGCAGGAGGGTGGTCGAAGTCGGGGTCGAATTTCTCTTCGTACGGTGAGACCCATTCTTCGTCCGGCAGGTCGAAGTCATCGGCTTCCTCAAATGACTCATGGCCTTCCTGGCCGGCGGCTTGACGGAACATTTCGTGACGAATGAGATTTCGGATACGGTCGTTCTGCGTCATACGCAGACGTGTCGGTTGCTGGATTTTCTCTCCGGAGTTTTCTTCCTCTCCGGGACGTTTGCGAAAAGGCCACATGTGGAATTCTCCAATTACAGAATGAAGGAAGAACCGCGCTGGGCAAGAATGCGCCGCGCGACGATTTGATGGCGAATCGCCATATAGAGCGTAGCGGCGGGAACTTCATCGCCGCGGTACTGGAACGGAGCATCGGTAACTTGTGCCTGCACGAAAGCACTGTTGAGGGCAACATTGGTCGGCAGATTGCGTGCGAAGTGCCAGTCATCGAGATAGGACCCAAAGCGGAACTCGCCGTGTACCTGAGATTCGGAACGGCGGTATTCGTCATAACGGTCCTGATAGCCAAACAGCTCATCGGGGTCCAGATGAGCGGCAGTAACTTCCTTGTTGAGAACGGCCTGTTGGCCGATATGCTGCAATTCCTTTTGGAAGAAATCTTCCTTGGTGCGACGGTTCCAATGCCGGAACAGGCCATTGGGATACATGGTTTGCGGAATTACCGAAAGCAGAGAAATCACGAATCCGTGTTCCTCGAAAAACTTGCGATAGCGGTTAGTGCGATTGGCGCCGATGCCATGGCCGCCAAATGCACCGGGGAGCGGATAGTTCGTTTCGCCAGATGCATCAACGGAGGTGGAAAGCACTTCCGAGAACTGAAGATTGGTGCGGGCTCCGCCCAGGTACTCAGGACGCTGCAAGCGAGCGTCAGACGAACGCACGCCGAGATAGCGGAGATATTCGGTATAGCGGGAGCCGAAACGAGCACGGGCCTCCTGGTAACGCTGAAGCGCCAAAGCGAGGCGAAGCTGATTGACCGTCGCTGCCGTAGCCGTAGTGAGATCCACGTTAACGGTGCCGTCGAGCGTGAGTTCACCAGGAGCGATGGGCGATGCATTAAGGTCGAGCGACGATTGCCCAGGAGTATCGCTAGGGCCGATAACGATATCGTACTCAGTGCCGCCTGCGATGGCATGCGAAATGGACGCGGTGCCGGTGGCCGAGGTGCCGATAGGGATAGTGACGTCGGGACCTTTCTGTTCCCAGGGACGGGAAGTAGTGAAGTAGTCTTTTTCCCAATTTACCAAAAGCTGATTCGGGTACTCGGTAGCATCAGGACCAGAGGCACGGGAAATGGGAATTTCCGCCTGCAAATCTTGGTCACGATAAAACTCATTGTAGATGAGCATCAAAGCCCGAATAGGAAGAACGTTCGCTTCCACTGCTGCGCCAACCGGCGGGATTCCCAAATGGTCAAACAGCGAACCAATGGTAGACGGAGCTTCAAAAGTCGGAAAAACGGAATCATTCATTCCGTCCGGACCGCCAGTGATGAAATTTTCCCAATCTTCCCATACAAGACGATTCGGAACAAAGAAATGCCGCACATCAATGCGGACAGGATGCATGGGAGGTGTAGCCAGGGGAGCCGCGCGAATAAGCGCTTGTGCAGCGTGCTGCACGGTATCACCAGGGAGAACTTCCAGAACTCCGACGGGGATGAGTTGACCCATACGACCAGTGTGCAACTGGGTGTGCGAGAGATTGAACTTAGAGCGTTTCATGTCGAACTCCGAATATACGTTGACGGGCTTCTGCGTTGAGAAGGCGTTGCTTAAGAACTAGTGCTTTTGCTTGATTTTCGCTTACCGGGTCCTCCGACCAAAGAAATTTATATTTCTCGAATTCCTCTCTAGCCACTTTCGAGCGTGCCAGCAAAGCGGACATGACTTCCTTGTCACCAAGATTTTCCCGAACCGCTTTGCGGGCGGATATGAAACCTTCCTCTTCCAATTCATTGCGAATAAACCTCGGAACTGGATATTCACGACCTAACAAACGAAACGTATCGGGAATAAGCAATTCACCAGTAGGTAGCGGCGTAGACCGCATTATCGCCCTGCGAAACTCGCTTATTGCGTAAGAACCAATTGCCGGTTTGGTAGACATGACAGCAAACTCGGGAAGACGACGAAGCTCTATCAGGTCTGCCGACTTCTCGGATTTCAATGCGTACTCAACGCAATAGGTAATGGATGCGGACTCAACATCGCCGATGTGTACGGCGCCTAACTTCCACGTTTCCGCGAGGCTTTCTTCACTGATTTGCGTACCGAAGGCGAGGACGTGATAGTGGGGACGGCCCCTTTTTTCTCCGTATTCGCCAACAGCGTAATATCGAAATTCACCGTAATTTTTCCGGAAGCGCTTGAAAAAACCCTGAAGGTCGGGTTTAAACAATGTTCCCGGTTGACCGGCAACTGCGACCACGCCAGGAACGCCTGCATGTTTGCGAATTTCTGTACTACTTGGTAGACGGGGTTGTCCGGGAGGAGTGATTGTTGGGAGTCGATTGTCTTCATAAGTCAGAGTCCAGAATTGGTTGTATTGATGACTGGCTGCTTCCAATAAAAGGCGAGAAATCCAGTCGCGCTTTTTGTTAATTTTGCAAAAAAGGCACTGCCCACAAGGATGAACAGTGCCCTTAGATGCAACCATGCTTTTGCAGAGCATAGTTAGCCTTTAGAACCGGTATCCGATTCTCTGGACTCGGGCGGTGCGGAGGCGACGTCCACGACGAACGCGACGACGAACGGGGCGACGGCCGTAAGAACGGCGACCACGACGACGAAAAGCCATAACTTTCTCCTAGTCATTCCACGGTGTGAGATTGCGCCATGCGCGCTTAAACGTATTACGGGTTGCTCTTGTTTGTGCTTCACGCTCCTTTTGCCTCTCGGCCCAAAAGTCTTTATCAAAAAGACGTCTTCCTGTCAAGACGTCCATCGGAATTCCGTAATGTGCAGAAACGAATTTTAGCAAACTGGCAATTTCGCCGGGCTCGGCATTCTGCGTCATGCCGAAAGGAAGAGGAATACGGCGGCCAGTAGCTGGATCCACCATGTACTCCACGTGGGGGTTATTTCCCTGGGCCTGGCCGTTGATGTTGGCAACGACTTCGTTGGGAACCTCCTTGATGTAACGAGTAGCGTTTGCGGCGGCATCCTGGGGATTGGATGCTGTAGAAACCAGAGAGCGAGCGCTCTCTCTGAGGCGGGCTTCCTGGGATGCGCGGATTTGCTCATCGATGAAACTGGATTGCTTGTAGATGTGCTCAATCTGAGCGTTGCGAAGTTCTTGTTCTTGATTAGCCGCAGTCTGGGCATCTTTCTGTTGCGAACGCCTGAACTCCTGTTCTTGCTGATACTCGCGTTGGCGAGTTGCCTCATTTTCAATATTTTCGACTGTGCCTCGAAAATCAGTCGATACCGGCAGCGGTGCGCCAGAGCCACCAAAGCTGCCATTAAGAACTGCGAGAGGGTGCAAGCCGAATTCTTTCGCGGCTTCCATGCGACCACGAATGGCATTGAGATTCTCCGAATAAGCGGTTTTTCCCGCTTTGCGGTCTGAGGTATTTCGCTGATATTGGCCGATTAGCTTATCGGCTACTTCCGCTACTGCTGCCCACCAACTCATGTGCATTTCTCCTTGGACTTGGGTACTCCGCGGGAGCCGGCGCCATTACCGGCGCGGAGGGCGAAGAGGACTTCACGCCTGATTTGCCGTCTAGCACAAGTGACGGCTCGGGGTAAAGGGGGGGTATCAAACGTGTTCCACGGCTTCATCCGGGCTAGCGCCCGGGCTGGTACGTCCGGCGAGGGCCGGTTGTTAAGTTTCCGTAACGAGGTGTCACGGGGG